ACCAACTCCCAAATAACCCCATTCCATGTGTATAACTCTGTCTCGCCATCGCCAACAGGTTTGTACCAGAGGTCATTAATTGTCATGCCGTCTGTAGGCTCAATTCCTCCACGAAAGATTTTGTTCTTCCCGTCTGCCGTTGTTTGGATAACGGTAACTAAACTCTCGACATTCGAGTCTATTTTAGCTTCTAATTTCTTGATGTTTTCTGCTCGTGTTTGTGTTATTTTGTCCCCAAACTCTACGCTTGTTTGGTTGTTGTTTAGCAAATCACGTGTGACTTTAAATACACGTGTTTTGTATTTAAATCCTATATCGTCACGGATAATTGAAACAGTTTCCCCCAGTTTCATGTCACCCGTATTTTGTACAAAAGATTTAAATTGTATCTTTGGTTTACTCGCATTAACCAAGTGGTTATAAGTTTGCTCTAGCAATAATTCGGGGTCCTCTGTGTCTGTAAACTCTATTATTCCGATTCGTGGACTACCATCTGAATAGCCATATAAAGCGGTCATTTCTGGTATTTCAACAAATTCTTGACCTGCTGGTTTATCAACTGGATTGCCGGAAGTTTTTGACCACGCAATTTCATCGAAGCGTATTCTTCTGCCAAAGCCTCCAGCATCTGTTTCTTCTCCTTTTCCACGTCCGACTAAAGCTGTATATAATTCGGCGTTATCCTCTTCTTTAGTGACAGACAACAATGCACTACCGTATGCGAACCGTTTGCCTTCGTCTGTGCCCAATTGTTTGTATAAGTTTAATCTCTTGGAAACAATGCGGTTACCGGTTATTTCTACACGAAATTGAACCTCACATCCAGTTGCAGCAATAAGTTTACTCAAGGCTTCTAATCTAGAAATATAATAAAAGTTTGTACTAGCGTTTGGCAAATCGGGAGAAACATACCCAATCTCCCAGTCTGTTCCTTCTACAATAGCCCCCCCTATAGTCGTTGCCGAATTATTTTGGAAACGCCTATCCTTAACATACCCGTAGGCTTTTAACTCGTCATAGCCTATTTGAATGGCTGTAACTTCAACCGAGTCGTCGTTAGCCACTTCGCTAATGATTTTATACATGTGAAACAGAAAGCGTTCGTACTGATCACCTACGGCTAAATAAAACGTTTTCTCTTCTGTCTCCCAATCCTTATGCGGAATTTCAACAACAAGTTGTTCATTTTTGTTAATCTCTTGCGTTTGTATTGATGCTAAACAACGGTTATAAGGAAGGATTTTATTTATTTTTTGTTGGTTGTTAAATAAATATAAACTCACAACAGCACCTCCCTCAGCTTTATCGTTAGTTGACCTTGCTCAACAAGTGAAACAGGCACATCTTTTTGAATATAAAAATTTTCTAAATCACTATGCAACGCTATTTTGTTTGTGTCATTGCCGTTTGCGCTTGTAACCGTTATCTCATTCCCGTACAGGATAGATACAGGTTCGTTTGCCAAGAAACTACCTTCCACCAGTTTGATTTCTTTTTCGCTTGTTCGGATTGTAATTGTAGCTGTATCCACCGATGGAACAACGATCAATTCCGTTGGCAAAGTAAGATATTTCGTGTCAATCGAGGGTAAAATATCGTTGTCACTTACTAATGTAATCAATTTGCCGTATTTGTACGGGTCACTACAAAAGAAAGAAAGGCTACTCACAATAGTGTTTGTTCCTGCAGGCACATCGTCTACCGTTTCTAGTGTTCCAATGTAAAAATAATCTAATTCATCCATAAAGCTTATTTGGTGTTGTTTTTTATGCAGCAATACATTTAATCGGTTAAACACATCTCTAAAATGCTGATTGCTTGTGGCTTCCACTTTATAAAGAACAGTTAGCACACGTGATTCTAATTGACTGCTCATAAATAACGAGCCATCACGTCCAGCAATATCTGCTGTATTTAAGCTACGCCCTTTTGCTTCCCTACCCGATACGGTCAGCGTTGTGAACTCCGGTATTTCAACATCAATTGCTATTCCGTCCAATATGCACGTTTCGGAGGGAAGAACATCTGACATTTGCACTTCATCTGTGTTTATAAAATCATACATTTATTTTCCCTCCTATAGTCCATATTCTGTTTCTAATCGAATTGATTTGTTTTGGGTATTTGTTACGTTTTCAACGAAAGCAGTAAAGCTGTGTCCGCCTATGCTCAAGTTTAGGTTCATTGGTTGCGTTGCGCTGTTTGCGTTCACTTCATGACTAATGGTGCGACTAACTTGACCATTGGAGCGCATAATAGATCCGTTAATATCGAAGCTGTTATTTGCAGCACTTGCTAACCCTCGCATAGATTTTTCTACAGGACGTTTCGCTTTATCAATCGAATCACCAATAGGCCCTGAGAAATCCATTTTATTAATATCTTTTAACGGACCTTCTTTGGCTGGTGAAAACGGCCAAAAGTCACGAACTGCTCCTGCTACCTCGCTTACTTTGTCGGTAATTTTTGACTTCATGTTCACAATGCCATCGATAGCTGATTGGATAATTGCTTTACCCGAAGCATATAAATCTATATTGTCAAAGAAACTTTTAAATCCTCCACCGATATCTTTTACTTTATCCACCGCGTCGTTCATTTTTTCTCGGATAGCATTTACAATCTCATTAAATTTAATCCGAACGGTAGTCACAGCTTCAGATACTTTACTTGTAATGGTCGATTTTATTTCATTGAATTTATTCACTACATTATTCTTTGCCTCTGTTATTTTCGTTCTTATTATATTTGCAATTTCTTGGAATTTGCTTCTTACCACATTATACGCTTCACTCACTTTTGAAGAGATGGTATTTTTTATCTCATTGAATTTATTGACTACATTGTTTTTGGCATCACTTAATTTATTCCTTACAGAATTTGCAATGTTTGTAAAATACGTTTTAACTACATTCCAAATACCTACCATTGTTTCAGTAAAGAATGTTTTGATAGCATTCCAATCTTCCATGAACGCTGTTTTTATCCGTGCGCCTATTTCTTTAAAGAAAGCTAATATTTGGTTCCAATCTTCGATAAATGATTCTTTTATGCGGCCACCAATTTGAGAGAACCATGTAGCGATTGTACCCCCAATTTCTATTGCTTTTTCTTTGATAGTATCCCAGTTTTTATACAANAAAACGCCAATTGCGATGACAGCTGCAATTGCGGCAGCTACTAAAAAGAATGGGCTGGTCAAGAATGCGACTGCCCCTGCTAACACACTTGTTGTAGCGGCTAGACCTCCCATTACGATGGCTAATATCCCGCCGGCTGCGCTAATGGCACTTAACATGCCCGATACAAAGACTAGCCCTTTAAATACACCGACACCGATTAAAATACCAGCAATTAACGGTGACCACTTGTCAAGAAATTCTACAACTGCATCTTTTCCAGTTTTGATGTCCTCAACTAGTTTCGTTAAATCAAGATCAAGTATTGCTTGTGCAACTCTGCCAAAAGCATCTGTAATCGTTTGCCACGCTGATGATTCGCCTAATTCTGTTGCTTTCTCTTTGATAGTATTAAATAATTCAACCGCTGAAGTAACCAATGTCGAGTTTATTATCAAATCAAACGCTGCGCTCACTTTATCCATTGCTGTTTCAACTGCGCTCTGAATAACCGGCATATATTCAATGAATTTATCTGCTAACTTTTTTACTGTGGGTCCTAGCTTTTTGCCAATATCTTTCGACATAACAGCTATGTTTGCTTTTATCTTAGCTATTGACCGTCCAATTCCTTGCTCCATTGTATTGAAAGCGGCATCGGTAGCCCCTGTGCTGTTGCTCATTGCTTCCAAGTTTTCAGAAAATGATTCTGTTCCTTTACCTGTCAATGCCAAAGCTGCGTTTCCTGCTTCCACACTGCCAAATAAATCGTTGACACCTACCCCTGTATCTTCTGCGTGTCCTTCGAGCAGTTGCATAGCTCCTTGAACGTTACCGCCTTCTGCAACAAAATCTTTAAATGATTTTCCTGCTAAGTCCTTGAAGGTATCGGACGTAGAGCCCCCTTCTTTCGATAACTCAACTAACGCTTGTCTCATTTGAGTAGTGGCTACGTTGGTGGGCGTACCTTGTGCTGTCATGGTAGCTAAAGCTGCGGTGACGTCTCCAAACTCGACACCTAAACTTGATGCTGTGGGTATAACTTGGAACAAGCTGTTGGATAGCTCCTCAAAGTTTGTTTTCCCTTTCTTAACTGCTGTAAACATCAAATCAGACGCTTCACCTGCGCCGATGACATCATCACCGTACGCATTTACAACGGACGAAATACCATCAACGGCCGTTTCTAATTCTGTCACGCCACCTACTGCGGCTTTTTGGGCTGTTTCAAGGAAGGTAAACACATTCTCCTTCGGAACGCCCGCTGAAATGGCACTGTATAAAGCAGGCACAGTCTTTTCGGGTAACACCCCAAATTCTTTCGAGAAGTTGCTTACTTGTTCGCTCATTTCTCCCATTGCTTTACCGGATATATTAGGCAACAGGGTAAAAACTTCATTCATCTGTCCTTCAAATGCAATGAAATCTTTTGTTCCTTTGATTGCCAAGCCACCTAAAGCGACACTGGCTACGGCTGCCGCTGATGCTGCCACAACTGCAACGCCTTTTAACGCGCTCATTGCTGTACCTTGGAATTTGGAAACATTACCCGAAGCACCTTGGAAAGCACGGGCAAATTTGTCTGCGCCAGTCGCTTTTAGGACCGCTTCAACTGAATAACTTTCTGCCATATTCTTCCTCCTTTCCTAAAAGTTTGCTCTTTTTAACATTTCCATCCGCTTATCTTGCGGATCTTTTTTCTTCTCGCCAAGAATTAATCGCTCTTGTTCTTCTTTGTTGAAGAAATCGGTAAAACTCTTGAAGTGAGAAACGGTTGCTTTCCCCTGCTTCTTCGTGGCTTGCACTTGTTGGTTTAACCACGCTTGCATATGCCATGCGTACATATCATCAACTTGCTTCAACGCATAGGCCTTCATGAGTAGTCCGTATTCGTCTAACATCAATTCGTCCACTTCGTCAAACGAAGTCAACCGTAAGTAACGAAAACAACTTAGCGCAATATCTTCGTATGTTATTGGCTGCCCAGTTTCTCTGTTCTCTTCATCGTGTCCTTCACGACCACTGACTTTCCCATTTCTTCAATAATCGCTTCAAACAGGCCACCCAATCCGTCGTTTTCTTCTGCGTACAATTCAACTGCTTCGTCAATAGTCTCTAATTTAAACTTACCTTTTAGAGCTGCACGGATAACCTCAGTCAACCCGCTCGGATCATACTGTTGCAATTGNACGTTAGCCATGTTTAATCCCATACCAAAGCTGATTCCATTCATGTCTGCTGTATAAACCTTGTTTAACGCCCGAATAAAGCCAATGTTAAATTTTAGTTCTTGTTCTTTTCCATTAATAGTGAATAACATAATTACATCCTCCTAAAATTGTCTAAAAAAATAAGAGGAGCAAACGCCCCTCTCTTTGTTCTTTTATGCTTCTACTACAGTATCTTTAAACTCGTATTGAACAGCTGCTTGAATACTTGCTGATACAGCTACGTCCCCTTTTTGACCCATGCCATTAACAGCAAACGTCATTGATACTTCTACGTTATCCTCTGAGTTTGCACTTTGACTAAACTCGGTCATGTATGTTTCGTAGTATTTTCCTTTAAACGTGTCAGGAGCTGTCCCTACTTGCGACAAATCCGCATCCCAAACGGCCACAACTTCACCATTCTCAAACGCATCTTCCATCGCTTCTAGTTCTGCGCTACCTTTAGCTAATAGCGAAGTTGCTGATATTTCCTGTTCGATAGACCCAAGCGATTGCACGCTTCCATCTTTTGTCGCTGTGGAGTCCACATCTCTTGAGCTAGATACCTCGTGTTCTGTTTGGAAAGCTAATTTCTTCGCTGCCTCTGTTGATGCTAAGCTAACAGGTCGAAACATTAATATTCTGTCTTGTCCTCTTACTACTTCTACCAAATTAATTCCTCCTTATTGGATATTAAAATCAGGTTCCAACGTGCCGTGAAGCAAGTCAGAAGCTGTGCTGTTATCAATTAATATTTGTTTAGTTACATTATTTAGTTGCACATCTAAGTGTCGCACGGTTCTTGACTGCCATAGTTCTTTTTCTACAGCTTCTAGCATAGTGCTCACCGTTCCGCGTTTCCGCCTGTCGTTATGCCAAACATGAAGAGTAATTTGCGTTGAAGGAAAGACTCTTGTTTTGTTTGAACGACTCGATTGTACGAACTGTTCGCCGATGTGGACGAAAGGGTACTGTGCTGTGCTATCCGGTAGATAATCGTAGGTGTCAAAACCTAAATCAGTACTTATGCGATAAAGCTCAGTGAAAACAATTTGCCCTGGTGACACTTACCCACCTCATTTCATCAAACGTTTTAAATCTTTAACAAACAGTTGTTTTTGTTCATTGAATGCACGAGTAAGGAACGGCTGTGCCGTCATGTACCGTGTGCCGTAGTTGACGTACGGTGCGTATTCAGCAGTAGCGCCTACGTGACCGTTTAGGTTTTTTTCCGTCAAGTCAAACCCGATTGATCGCTTCAAGTTACCTGTATCTACAGGCGCATACCGTTGTGCTTTCTGCTGCATCTCGCTGGTATTTAATTTCACAGCTTTCTTTACATCGTCTACGTTTGCGTTTGCTTTTAATTGTTTAATCAATACATCAGCGCCAAGAACATATTTGCTCATTGAATACCACTAACTTCCCACGCTACATCTCGTTTAAACGTGCGCTTGTTATCAACTCTGAACCGGTTACCTTCCACTTCGATGAATTCAAACTGGGTAGTATAATCCGTTTGTGTGAGCAACGTCAGTGCCGTTTGTTTAAACGCTCCATACAGCATCTCTTGTCGCCTGTCGCTTGTCGGCATAGTTAGCGCCCACGCACGTTCTTTCGTTGGCTCAGCAAGCGTATAATTGCCTGTGTCGTAGTCGTATACTTCTTCGGCTTCCGTTACAAAATAGAAAGGTTTGTCGTATCTCATAAGAACCGGACCACCCCGATTTTTGAATCGAGTCTTTTTGAGTTATAACGTGACACATCATTCTCGAACCGTGCGAAGTCGTTCAGCTCATATTTTGCCGAATGACCTTCGACTGATTCCGTTGCCATGCCTTCACTCCCGATACGGTTGAACCGAATGATCGCAACCTCGTCCACGATGTATTGCAACTCTGCTGGTATCACATCGCCATCTAAGCGGCTTAGTAATTGCGTTTGAGCGTTATCTAAGAGCAATCCTAGTAAGCCGTCCCTGTCAGTCGCTGCGATGCTCAAGAACACTTTTACCTCTTGGAGTCCCATACTACTCA